CGAACGCACGGTGTTTTTGCTGATCGACGTGGACTACTATTTGGACATGCACGCACTAGCGAGTCATGGCAAGCCAATAGTGGCCTGGACGTGTGACCCGATAACCCGATCGGGCGACGACGACGAGACGCAATGGAGCTTTGAAGGCGAAGAGCTAGTCTACAACGTCAACGGTGGGGGTACCTACCGGCACAGGTTGTGGGACTACGGGAACCAGGATTACTGCTGTTTTCAACAGGGATTCCTACGGTACGTGTTTGCTAAGGAGGAAGTCAGGGTGCCCGGGAGTCAGCATAAGCTGCTTATACTGACTCCCGTATCCGCGGGCTTCTGGAGCACAGTACCATTGGTGACCAGGAAGAAGACGGTGGACGGAGTAATCCGGAACCATGACATCATAACCATCATCGATGGCCTCAACGAGTATAAACTCCGGGCGGGGTTGTACGAGGCCGTCAGAAGAAGGTTAGAGCTCTCGACCAATACTCAGCTCTACACGATCCAGCAGTTCCTGACCGGACACAAAGAGGATATCCTGTACGGGGATATATCGTATTTGGCCACCTGGATAGCTAGCAATAAACCTGCCTTGCTAAACTCGAGGAGCCTTACTTGGGCATCTTGGGTTAGGCGGGGGGGTGCCGATTTGCCCAACGGAATGAAGGCACGCATAGTGGAAGCCACACCGGCGCCAACTAATGTGACGGCAATTGCTCCGACCAACGCTCCCGTGTCGATAGGCGCCGCGGTAGTGCATCGGGTTCAGGACGTTAAGAACACTGTCAAACCCAGCCAGGAGGTGTTCAACATGATGGAGGATTTCATTACACAGGTGTTCACGGACGTGGGGATCACTGAGCACAGTCTCGAGCCATTTTCGATTCAAGAAGTGGTAGACAAGACGCACAACGCCAAGACTCAAGGGAGACTTCGGGGCGTTGATGCGGATTCGTTTTTCGAGACTGATGCTCCTTACGACGTGAAAGTCAGGGCCTTCGACAAGGCGGAGACTTACGTAGGGAAGGCGAAGGAGCTCGTCATCAGTCCAGTGGATGACGAGAACCTTGCCTGCCTGGCGAGATACACCTACGCTTTGAAACCTTTCCTCAAAAGGGCCAAATGGTATTGCCCCGGCATGACACCAATCGAAGTGTCAGTGGCAGTACAGAACCTTATCAGACAGGACGATGAGGTTTGGGAGACCGACTACTCCAATTTCGACGGAACCATCACTCAATGGCTTCGCAGACTGGAGAAGCGCTTGTACACGCGCGCCTTTGCTGCACCAGGCAGCAAGGAAGTCGGAGAATGCATAGCTCGTGAGTCGCGGGTTCGCACAGCGTCCACTAGGGCGGGTTCGTACGAGCCAGGCGGCATTCGTCTGTCGGGGTCCGGGCTGACCACCGACGGCAACACATTGCTTAACGCATTCATGCAGTACATGGCGTACCGGCGAATGGGGAAAGAGTCCGTAGAAGCTTACGCAAGCATTGGACTCTGTTTTGGGGATGACGGAGTCATGACGGGCAGCGTGAACGGACACATGTTTAAAGTGTGCGAAAGTGTCGGGCTAGTAATCAAGATGTTACCAGCTTGCTGCCCCGAGAGGCCTTATGTCACGTTCCTGGGTCGTGTGTACCCAGCACCCCACGATAGTCTCTATTCGTTCCAGGAGCCCATGAGAGTGTGGCCAAAGATAAACTTGATCTCCAGGTCTAACCCTGTTGATGAAAAGGAAAGGCACGCTGCCAAGGTGGCATCGTACCTCATTATCGATGGCAAAACACCCATTCTAGGTGCGTACACACGCAAGATGCTGCAACTCCTGCCACAAGGCCAGGCTTGGTTAGATCGGTTGGAGGAGGGAACACTCATCGGAGATCTCACCGCCAACTGGTTCTACCTCGAAAACCGAGCCACCGTAGCCCAGAGCTGGCCTCAAGATGAAGAGTCGGCTCAAGCGCATTTTGGTCTTTATTGTGATCTCATGGGGATCACAGAAGGGCAGGCCCAGGCGGGTCTAGCCAAGATCAATTCAGCTAGCTCGCTTGACGAGCTCACTAACTTGTTTGAACTTGCGAAGCCGGACGTGCCTGGGCACATTGCTATCGACGGCGACGCTTTCACCACGGGAAGCCCTCTGGAGATGTCAGTACCCAATAACAAGACGACCAAGGGCAAGACCGTTCCACCGACCAAGAAGGTCTTTCAGAGGAGAGACCCTGGCGTTGGACAGGCCTCGACCGGCTCCGGGGCCCGTGAAGTT